GAAAATAGAAGTAATCCATTAAGACCAGCTTTATTCAATTACGAACAATCTAAAGTGCCTCAAATTGCTGCAACACAACCAATGGATCCATCGTCTGCTTATTCATATCCAGTTCAAGCGGACAGAGAGAGAGTTATTAAAAAAGGATTTGATCCAGAATCTGCACAGTACGATTACTTGACTGCTGAAGGTGTTGGAATGAAACCTAATAATTACAATCAACACATGGGTTCTGTTGCTCCAGTAAATGAACAGATGTCTAAACAATATGGATTGCCTGAAGGGGAGGCTTATATTGCTCTTAAAGGAGCAAGTCATCCAACGCACAACTATCTTGTAGATTATGAAGCTAAAAGAGGGTTTGAAGTTAAAAAATACGGAGACAGATATTTTTCTGTCCCAAAAATAAAATAAATATGAAATGGGAAGAATCTGACGCATCACGTCTTCGTGACTACGATAAGAAAACAGGAAATCGATTGCGTTTATATTTACGCAGTCGAATTCCCTTCATAACGGAATGTTCCGTAGAAGGAGTTGCAATGCAAGCAATGTTGAAGCAAGGTTTTGAAATGGCATTGCGGGAAATCGAGGATTGCGTAAATTCTTCAAATGATAACGCTGATCCTAGCGCAGGAAATTTCACGTCCATGTGACGGAAAAAGAACCTAGTATTTACGTCAAATTATATGGCAGAAATCAAACCAAGATTCAGCAAAACAATCACTAACAAAGCAACTGGACGAACACGGACAGTTGAATACGGTCAAGCTGGAAAAGCTAAGGATGGTAAGGATCGAATTCGACCCGGCACTAAAAAAGGTGACGCATATTGTGCTAGAAGCGCAAATATCAAAGGTGATTGGAAAGATGATCCAAACTCTCCCAATAATCTTTCACGGAAAAAATGGAAATGCCGTGGTGAGAAGTCAATGAAGTAAATTAATAACCAATTAATAAATCTATGGAAAACGAAAACGAAAAAGCAGAATCCAGCGTTACTGGATACGGAAACCCATCATTGGACGCTGATCCAATCGATGAATCAACGGAATCGCATATCGATGCATTGCTAGACGATGCATTGAGCGGGGTTGAGCCAGTGTTCGCAGAGGAACCTGAATCAAGCGAAACTGAGGAAATCGAACCAATTGAAGAAACGCAAGAGGTTGCTGAATCCACGGAACCAACCGAAACTCCAGAAGCACCTGTAACTCCAGAAATCGAACTGGATCCAGAAATTGCTTCAATCGAACAACCTCGCAATCTTTCGGAGGTTAATCGTTCTAACTGGCGCAAGTTGCAAGAGACAGCAAGCACATACAAGAAGCAAGCGGAGGAAGCAGAGCAACTGCGTCAACGTGTTGTGGAGATGGAATCGCGCCAGCAGGAGTTTAAAGCACCTGATGACTACGATGAATTAAAGAAATTCCGTGCAATCTTCGACATTAAGAATGATCCAGAATTCCAATCGAAATACAATCAACCGATTCAGTCTGCCAAAGAGAACATCTACAATATCCTTCGTAAAAACGGAGCGAGCGAAGATGTCATTGAGTCGATTGAAAAAGCGGGTGGCCCAGATGCAGTCGATCAATCATGGTGGAAGAACAACGCAATCGACAAGTTGCCACTTACTGATTCGGAGCGTCTAAAGCGCAACCTAGTTGATGTTGTTGATCTCAAAGAGAAGCAAGAGCAAGAGATTGAAAATGCTGCACAAAATGCGGAGCAGATTCTCGCTCAACGCGAGCAAGAAAAAGGGCAATGGTATCACAAAGAGGTTGAGCAAATCGACCAACATATCGATTCCATCACCAAGGAACTTCCTTGGGCAAGGTTTGCAGAAGCACCTAAAGATGCAACTCCAGAGAAGCTAGAACAGGTGCAGCGACACAACGCACAGGTGCAATCCCTTGCTGAGAAGTTTAACTCTGCTCTGTGGCCCACCAACGCTCAAGAAAGGGCCAATGTAGCGGCAGCAGCAGTTTTCTCGCACGTTCTAACAGAGCAATTGCGTATTGAGCAAGAAGGCAAATCAAAATACATGGCAGAATTGAAGTCTTTGCGAGAAGAGAACAACAAGCTAAAAGGTGCTGGTAAAATGCCAAAACAGACCATCACTGGTCAGCATAGCATCAAATCTAGCCTCAATGACCGATTGAAGATGAATTCGATGGATGCCATTGATCTTGGGCTTGATGAAGCACTAGGTGGTTAAAGTATACTAAAGTTATACAGTTATACACAAAATCATACATAACTTAGTATAGTTAAAGCCACATTATATCTATGGAACCAAAAGTTACTCCTGATGAGAAGATAACTATGAACGCATTGGATTCTTTCGATCCATTTGCTAGACAAGGACAAGTTCAGCGTCAACAACCACAACAGCAACCAGAAATAAATAAACAACAAAGAGATTTTTCGCATCTCGACGAACCTATGATTAAACTAGACCGAAAACCTAAACGCAGACGTAAACCAGTTCCAAAGGTGCTGGAAAAGATGGAATTACCAACTCCAGAGGAAATTAAACAACCAATTATCGAAGATGTTACCGAAAAAGTACAGTTTAACGATACTCTACAGTCAAATATTGTAGAATCCCGAACTAATGAAGGATTGCCATCGTATCGTGCAGAGTTCGCAGGAAGGGACATTTTCGTTGGTTTTTCGGCTAATAAAGCCACGAATCCGATCACTACACTCGCTTTAATCAACATTGCGCTTGATTTTGGACGGGATAAGATCCGATTTGACGTTTCTAGCGACGAAAACAATTTCTACAAGTCGCGAAATGACCTTGCGGAGAAATTCCTAGCCACGGACGCAAAATGGTTGCTGTTGTTGGACAATAATATCATCCCATCCATTGGTAGACCGCAATGGGCAAAGGCAACAATCGGTGCAGCTAGAAATATCCACGATTCACACCTCCAGAAACATATCGTGCATCGTCTGATCGGCGCAGGAAAGTCTCTTGTTGGTGCAGCGTACTTCGCTAACTTGGATGATGCATCAATCGACTGCTCCAAGACCGATTTAGGCAAAAAAGCAAGAGTCTGCACGGATTCCGTGGAACCAGTTGACTGGGTTGGTAGTGGATGCCTGTTAATTCATCGTCGGGTGTTGCAGGACATCAAGAAAAAGTTCCCTGATATCAAACACGGGCCTTTTTACCCTGACGATATTTCATTCTGCAAAAAAGCAATGGATGCAGGGCATCAACCACACATTGATTTGGGTGTTCCAGTCTTCAATGTAGGAATCAAAGCATACTAATGAAACCAAAAATCTACGGATACTACGAGAGTGTGCAGTTGCGTCCACAGGACGAACAATTTGCTTGTGCGAACATATGGAAATCGACTTGGGAAGCTCAGGGATGGGAACCAGTGATGCTAAATCGCTCACACGCGCAAGGATCCCCTCTACACCTAAAGCTAATGACGAAATTAACTCGTCTCGCTCCAGTTCTCCCCAACGAGTTGCAGAATAATTTTGCTTTCATTTGCGCTCGTTTTTCGCGCTGGTGTGCGCTTCATGCCGCTGGTGGTGGATGGATGAGCGATTATGATGTTGCTAATATTTCATTCATTCCGCAACTCGCTGAAGAGGTCGAAAAGACTGGTTCATTACTTCTTTTGTCTGGAAAACCATCATATATTTTCCACACAACTAAAGAAATGTGCGCTCACGTCATAAACACAATACTTTCCAATGATCTTCATGTGGGTGGAGTGTTAAAAAACGAAGATACTATTTTTAACGAATCTGGGAAACTGGATAAAATCGAAGAAAATTTAATTCACGCAAAACTTGAGAATAATATTCCGAAATCTCAGTACCTAAAAAATATTTTAAATATTATTTGACAATGTTTTTATAATAACGTAAAAGGAAATTAACTCGACGTGCCAGATTCGTTATTCTGGTGACTCTGTGGAAGTCAAAAAATCTGCAATCAGGCCGAACAACGCCCAACGTGCCGGGGCAACAAAACCAAGAAACAAATCGTTAAGAACTGCGTAGCAGATCTTATCGTCTTGAATGTTGCCCGAAAGATTTTCTTGAGGGAGTTCAAGCAGAACAACCAAACCAAACAATTAATTAGAAAACTAAAATTATGGCTCAAGAGTGTATCTCACTTGCTGCAATCCAAAACTTTGCAAGCAAAGACGTAAATCGTATCATCGGACAAATCGGACGAGTTCTCGCCCGTAAGAGTCCTTATATCAACTCCATCGATGGTGGAACGCTTCCTAACGTCTCTGACGTTGTTCGTAGCGTTGTCGAGGAAATGGCAGTTCCTGCCGCAAGCCTCGCTGCTCCTACCTTCGTTAACGACACCACCCTCTGCGGTGTTGGAGCAACCCCTGACGTTGTTGGCTCGACTGAATACCAGTTCCAACTCCAGACCCTTCGCGGTGCTGGCCCTCGCGTTTGCGTAAAGCAAGCTCGCACAGCGTTCAAAGGTTCTTACCTCCAAGCTCAAGTATCGCTTGAAAAGACGATTCTCCAGCTTATCAACGCTGACATCCGCTATCAGTATCTCCTTCAGTCTGGCATTAAATATGTAGTGGATTCCACTGCTACCTTCTCTGCTAACCTTACTGGTGATATGCAGCAGATCAACACCTTGTTTGCAGCTAAGAATCCTGATGCTCCAATGAACTTCAAGACCTTGTACAAACTTGGTACGTTCCTTCGTGAAGAGATGCTTGCTGAACCATTCGCCACCTCTGAGGGTGAATTCTTCCAAGTTATCGCTTCTGCTGATCAGATCGAGAATTTCCGCAACGATGCGGACGTTAAGGAAGATCTGATCGGCCTTACGACTGGTTCGTTCAAACTTGGTGAGACTGCAATTAGCGGTTACTCATTTCAGGGTTATCGTGGTTTCGCATTTGGTATCGACCAACAACCCCTTCGCGCTACCGCGAATGTCGCTGGTGTTCTTACCCTTGTTAACCCAATCGTCTCGACTGCCGTAACGAATGGTTTCGCGCAACGCCGTAACCCAGCATGGGTTGCTGCCGATTACGAAGTCATGTTCGTTATCGCTGGAAACGCCTTTAAGCGTCTCGTCCCCGAAAGCTATGTTGGTGAAGGAACATTCCGTTTCGCTCCCCAACTCGCCATGGGTGAACTGGAGTGGACATACTTCCGCGACAACGATTGTAACCTGTATGGTGACTTCGGTCAGCACATCTATCAAATTCAACGCGCTATTCAGCCAATTCGTCCACAGAATGTTGTGGCAATTGTCTACAAGCGTTGCCAAGATGATGTGAATCCAGCACCTTGCGTGTAAGGTAGATTGATATCGGTGGCAGAGTTAATAACTTGACTCTGCCACCTCATCAGTTTAACATCACACACTATGGACGATATCCCTTCAATTCTGGACACAGCAAAATTCCGTCATTTGGTTCTCGATGGAGTTTCTAATATTGCAAATTCTATTCAGGGATTTCAAATCCCAGAGTACGATGAACTCGCATTGACTTATTATGGTTCGACGAATAATATCGCAACTGTAGTTTACAGCAAGGCATCCGTGGTTGTTGCAACGCTAACATTAACTTATTCCGTGCAACCTCCCACTGCGAATGACGCAAATTTAGTAATGGTTAGCATTGCTTAATATGGCAGTTAGATTCAATCCATTTACTGGCAAGCTAGACTTTAGTCCTAGTTCCTCGCTCACAATTAGCGAAGACGGGACACTGCCTAATGGTAATGAGGTTGCTCAAATTCAAAGTGGTGAACTTACAAATGTAGCTGAAATTGATGCTGGAGAATATAGTCCAGCACCTTAAAACTTTCTGAATAACCAGAAAAACCAAAAAACCAAAAACCAAAAAACAAAACAAAAAAACAATAAAAATCTATGGCAAATCCAATCCTTCGCATTAAACGTGGTTCTTCCACTCCCGCAAGTCTTTCTTCTGGTGAGTTGGCAATGGATCTCACAAATCTCAGCCTTTTCGTGGGCAAAGCTGACGGAACCCCGCTCGCTATTGGTGGTTCTGGCACATTCGCTACCAAAGTATACGCTGATGCTGCTGTTTCCGCTGCAAACTCGACTCTTACTGCTGCTATTGCCGCAGAAGAAGCCGCTCGCATTGCCGCTGACAGCACCCTTACCAGCGATCTCGCTACCGAAGTTTCTCGCGCTACCGCCGCTGAAGGCGTTATCGCTTCCGATCTCGCTACCGAAACCTCCGCTCGCACCAGTGCTGATTCGGCCCTCGACGGCAAAATCACAACTGAGAAAAACCGCATCGACGCAATTCTTTCTGCCGCTGACGCAGACAAGGATAGCTTTGCTGAAATCGTAAGCCTCATCAACAGCGTTGATACTGCTAACGACTCGGCATTCGCTGGTTATGTTATCAGCAATGACGCTGCTTTGGCTTCTGAAGTATCGGCTCGTACATCGGCTGATTCGGCTCTCGATTCGCGTGTAACTGCGCTTGAAACCACCATTGATGGTGGAACTTACTAGTCCCTAAACTAAAGTCCTCTAGGGGGATCAAAACCCCTAGAGGCATCCCATTCTATAATGGCTAATCCGATCATAGTACCTAAAAAAAGCACAATTGCTGCGCGGGTTCCTGCAAACGCAGACCTCGCATCTGGTGAGATTTGCATAAATCACGCAGATAAAAAACTCTATGCCAAGCATCCATCTACGGGTGCAATCCAAGAAATTGGTGGTATGTCTGTGCATTCGCACGACGAACTTTATTCACCTGATAGCAGTCAGGTTTTAGAGCTGCAAAACAATAGCGACCTCACAATAACGGCAGGAGGTGCTACAAAGACTTTCACGCTTCCCAGTGCATCTGGTACTATAGCAACATTGAGTGACATTACGGCAAGTGTTGCTGGAGTTACTTCTGTAAACACTCGCGTTGGTGCGGTAACTCTTTCTAAATCGGATGTTGGACTTGGAAATGTCGATAATACATCTGATGTAAATAAGCCGATTTCAACGGCAACTCAAACTGCACTTGATGGAAAGGCTGAAACCTCACACACGCACACGATCTCCGCGACGAACGGTTTGCAATCCACGCTCGATGCAAAGATTCAGAAAGTCACCAACGATGTCTCACCCGTCAGCACAATTCGCTGCATGACTCAAACGGAATATGATACTCTTGGAAGTTACGATCCACAAACACTTTACTTTATAAAGTAATGCCGCAACCAATAAAAGCATATCTTGGGACTACTCCCCTGTTCACTTCATCAAATCAGGGATTTGCCTATATTGAGGGAACGAATGCAGGAGGCGGGGTGCAATCGCTCGCTAATGAGTTAAAGCATAACACAGGAACTTTAACGATTTTTGGCAATATCACTTCAACAAAGGACTTTCACCTTTGTGAAGGTAGTGCTTCCGTGCCTTCGAATTGTGTGATTACTGGGACAATAACTCAAACGAATAGTGGCCCACAGGGCGGGCCGCGAGGATTTACTGTAGCACAAAGCACGAATCAAGTTGGAACCTTAACAATCAATGGAGCAAGTATTTCGCTTTTTGGCGGAGCTTTCATTGGGGACAATCAATCGTCGGGAGCAGTTGGGGCGATTGTATTAAATAGCGGAACATTCGCCACAAATGGTGGTTTTTGGTTTTCGGGGCCGAACAACACATTCACCATGAATGGCGGAACAGTTTCCATGACAAACTGCTACATTAGCGGAGGCGGACACTCGACACTCAATGCTAACCCAGTGTCGGTAATCACCATCAACGGAGGCATATTCAACATAGCTCAACCCGTTGCCATAAATCAATCGAACATGATTTTTGGAACTTCTTCGGCAGGCGTTTCTTCGACCAACACGCTAAACCTAAATGGCGGCACACTAAAACATAATCATTTTTCTGCAAACACTCCCGCCTCTGGACGGACACAGACCAATACCATAAATTTTAATGGCGGAATTTTAGATTTGGATAAAGGAACGAGTAGAAACTTTCCGTCTAATACGCCAGTAGGCGTTACTTGGAATCTGATTATTAAAAACGGAGGCGCAATCATTTCAGTTGTTAGTGCGACAAGCATGGTTATGTCTGTTGCTTTCACAAACGATGGAGGCAACGGAGGCTTAACCAAGCAAGGCGCAGGAACGCTTGACCTTGGCAGTCTGGCTCACAACTACAATGGCGCTACGACGATTTCGGCAGGAACAATCACTCGCGCAGTTACGACAGGCTCCTCGACGGGAACTGCAGTTTTCGGGGCTTCAACTTTGTCTGTGTCCTTTAATGTCGCACCACCCACAGGAACAACGACTTTTAAATTTTTCCCCGGCGCAACAACAAATTCCTATGCGTCTGTGACTTTGACAGGCGTTTCGGTTGGGACAACCGCCACTTATAATTCAGCAAATTCAACCCTTTCAGTAGTTAAGCCATGACGATTTCTCCTAACGAAAATGGTTGGTCATATGATGATTCAGTTGGAAACTGGAAACTTGTTTACGAGCAAGACCAAATTGTAATTTTTGAGCAAACAGATAGTGTTGCAACGCAGGGAACTTTGTTTGTCGGAACAAAAGAGGAGTGTGAGGCTGAGATCACTCGCCTCGGCCTGCCATTCCCGCAAGTCGAAGACCCAGAGATCGAGCCATTATCGACTTTCCAAACTCTCCCAAACCTTCAGCCACTTGAGATTGAATTATAGATAACCGCTTGACAAAAACGCAATTCAACGATTAATAATAAACTATGGCACTCACATTTAACCCATTTACTGGCAAACTAGACTTCACAGGAAGTCAAGCCACCGCAGCAATTGGGGCTACAGGGGCCACAGGCCCATCTGGTGGCCCGACAGGGGCCACGGGAAGCACTGGCCCAACTGGGGCTGGAACCACAGGAGCCACGGGGGCTGCGGGAAATGACGGAGCGACTGGGGCCACTGGAGTGGGGTTGCAGGGTAGTACGGGAAGCACTGGTATTGCTGGAAATGACGGATCGACTGGATCCACTGGTCTACAAGGCCCAACTCCTTGGACATTGCCAGCGACAGTATACGACAATGGAACTTCTTATAACCTTGGTGCAGCGGTAACTTATCTTGGTGGGTATTATTACAGAACTGGAAACCCACTAAACCCCGGTTTTCCTCCAACACCCGGTTCAATTAATGCCTCATGGACACCAGTTGCTGATGGTGGTGCTACTGGCCCAGATGGTGCTACTGGTGTTGGAAGTCAAGGCAGCACAGGAAGCACTGGGATCAAAGGAGATTCTGGAGCCACGGGAAGCACTGGAATCCAAGGAGATGTCGGAAGCACAGGAAGCACTGGAGTCCAAGGGGATGTCGGAAGCACAGGAGCGAGCGGGATCATTGGGGATGTCGGAAGCACAGGTGCGACTGGCTTGCAAGGAGATGTTGGAAGTACAGGATCTACAGGGATTTCTGGAGATGTCGGTAGCACAGGGGCCACTGGTTTGACTGGGGTTAGAGGAGCCACGGGAAGCACAGGCCCAACTGGTGCTGGAGGCGCTTCTGGTTTTTACGGATCGTATTTTAGTAATGTAGATCAAACTGCTGCCGCGACTAATACTGCATACGCAATGACAGTAAATAATGTCATCGGAGAAAATGGCATTTCTATTGTTAGTGGATCGCAAATTACTTTTACAAGCACGGGAACTTACGACATTCAGTTCTCCGCACAATTTCACAACAATGGTGGTGGCGGTTCTGGAAATACTGTCCAAATCTGGTTCCGTAAAAATGGAACAGATGTTCCAGAATCTGCTACTAGAATCGCAGTTCCAACCAATGCTCCGTATGTAGTTGCGGCATGGGATTTCATGGATAATTTTGTTGCTGGAGATAATTTCCAGCTAATATGGTCAACCGACAATACTAATATTGGCATCGACCACAATACGGCTGTTGCCCCTGCTCCTGCTATCCCATCTGTAATCGTAACTGTTATGCAAGTGATGTATAACCAACTTGGGCCTCAAGGTGCAACTGGAGTTGCAGGAAGTAACGGAGCTACAGGCGCAACTGGGGCATCTTATCTTGCTTATGCCTTTGAAGCAATGGATCATTTCAATGGCTCATCATCCCCATTACAATTAACTGCTGCTGGTGTCGCTGGAGGATCGGCAGCATATGTTAATCCAACAACATACAATGGATTTGGAATTTTTAGAATAGAAACTCAAAATAGCACAACCGCAAATAGCGGAGCCAGAATAAATCAAACTGGAAATACTATTTCATTTTCTCCAAAAGGAATTGGAGAGTTCCGTCATATTAGCAGAGCAATGCGAATTTCTGCTGATATGTTTGATGGAACAATACAAGGAACATTTAGGACGGGAATTGGCGATGTAATAAATGCTGTGCCAAACAATGGAATTTATTTTCAATGCCTAAATAGTAATTCTGTTGCATTTGTTACAAGAAGCTCAGGAGTTGAAACGCTCACAAATACAGGATTCTCAATTCTGCAAGACGCATGGAATAGCTTTGAATTTATTCTTGCAACAGATGGATTGAGTGTTGTCGCAAAAATAAACAACAATATTGTCGCAACACATACCACAAATATTCCAAATGCCTACATGGGTGTTATCACATTCTTGCAAAAACAGGTTGCCGTTGCTGGATATGTTCGTTTTGATTTAGATTTCATATATCAAAAATTTACTCCATCACCAATACCATTTAATCCATGATAACTATTTACAAAATCATTTTAGAGAATGGATATATTGAGTTCTTGAATATGGATGAAGCAATTCAGTATAGAGATAAAAACCATAAAAATTCAGAAATAGAGACAATCGAAAGAGAAAATGTAATCAACCCAATCGAAGTATGAACGACAACGCCACCAGTCACGGAGTATTAGGTACGATCATATCGGCCACAGGATTTATTGTAAGTATGTTACCAGAAATAGAAGCGTCAATTAGAATTGGTGGTGGAATTATCTCTATTATAGCGGGTATTTTGACTTGCATTTACATGGTAAAACAGATATTAAAATGAAACCAAAAAAAATAGTAGTAGCAATGATAGTAACATCGTTCATAATGCTAGGAATGGCATTCTTAACGGGGTGTGCAGGATTTGGGCAGCCAACCCTGTGTGTCGAAACGCAATACGGCAAGTTCTGTTATGAACTGCCAGAAATTAAAGGACTAAAAAAATGAAAAACCTACTAACTACACTACTCGAAAAACTGAGCGAAAACTCCACATGGCGCGGATTGATTCTAATTGCTATTGCAGTTGGGGTTAAAATCGAGCCAGAACTCCAAGAGTCTATCATCGTCGCAGGACTAGGACTTGTTGGATTAATCAATGTAGTTCGTAAAGGCTAATGACATTTATTTAGCTGAAGAATGGCAAGGAATACACATAGGGACAACGGCAAGCCAATTCTCAACATCATACCCTTTATAGTGGTGATATTGTTTTGCTTGATTCCCGCAATTTATACATTGCAATGTGGAAACCTTGGGGATTTTATTTCTGGCAATAGCATTATTAACTTTGTTCCTTGCTTTGTATTTATCAGGGAATTTTTGTCTTTGTTGTTTTGTGGATTTTCTTCTGTGCTGATTGAGTCTTTCAATCTGATGTTCTGTCATATTTTCAAAACACTTAAACTTGATTTCTCTAACTTTTTGTGGATTTCTTTTGGCCCAAGAAACACATCTGTTCATATGTTCTTGTTTGTGTGTTTCGTAATATTTCTGGTAAGATTCTTTTCTTCCATCTGGATTATCTCTGCACGATTTAATGCTTGCAATTCTATGGCAATGCTTACATCTATTACAAAATCCATCTTTCGATCTGGAGGATTTGACAAATTCGTTCAATTCTTTTTCGGTTTTACATCTGCAACAAGTCTTCATAAATGAAGAGTAATATATGATGATCCCAAAGTCAAGACCTCAACAAGCTAAAGAAAAATCTTTAGCAATGGCTATAAAAGCAGGAATAGAAGATAGAGTTGTTTTAATCGGCATTAGGGGGTATTACTCTGAAACTTTTCAACCATCTGGCAATCAAAGGGGTATCTATGATGATGCGATTATACTTTTATCTCCTTCTGTTCATGCTACTTTCAATGCGAATACTGATCCGTCAGTTCACAGGAAGGGCATTGCGGTGCTTAAAACGGGTATTCATAGGTTCCGTAAGGGGAATCATGGCATCAGTAAACCCGGAGGTGGTTACCCTGCGCTTCGACCTGCTAACGCAAAAGAAGAACTGCCAGTCACACGGGATGGGGTTGGAGACGATATGGGAATCGCTATTAACGTCCACAAGGGAGGATACAATACGACCTCCTCGCTGGGTTGCCAAACGATCTACCCGCCGCAGTGGGACGGATTCATCAATTTAGTCTACTCAGAAATGACTCGATACGAGCAAAAGACAATTCCATACTTACTCGTTGATAATACATAAATGGCAAATATTACCCACAAGTGGAAAAAAG